TTTACTTTTGCTGGACTGCGTCAAGTTGTAGACAAATATCTTGTACAAGATAGAAGCACAGGTGAAGTGTATGAAACTCCACAGTTCATGTACATGATGATTGCCGCAACATTATTTGCTGAGTATCCAGAAGACACCAGGATGTCATATATTAAAAAGTATTATGATGCTATATCAACATTTCAAATCAATATTCCAACTCCTGTAATGGGTGGAGTGAGGACTCCAATTAAACAATTTGCAAGTTGTGTGTTGGTAGATGTTGATGACACATTGCCTTCAATATTTTCTTCTAATTCTGCTGTGGGATATTACATTGCACAAAGAGCTGGCATTGGATTGAACTTAGGAAGAATTAGAGGTATCAACTCTAAAATAAGAGGTGGCGAAGTTGCACACACAGGAGTTATTCCTTTTCTTAAAGTTTTTGAATCCACTGTTCGATCATGTACTCAAAATGGTATCAGAGGTGGATCAGCAACAGTGCATTTTCCTATTTGGCATCAAGAGATTGAAGATATACTTGTTTTAAAAAATAATAAAGGCACTGAAGATAATCGTGTTCGCAAATTAGATTATTCAATTCAAATATCAAAAATATTCTATGAGAGAGTGTTACAAGATGGAGACATAACACTTTTTTCTCCACATGATACACCAGATCTCTATGAGGCGTTTGGTCATGACAACAAACGTTTTGATGAACTATATTTAAAGTATGAAGCAGACAGAAAAACACCAAAGAAAAAAATTAAAGCAATGGATCTATTTTCAGCACTATTAAAAGAAAGAGCAGAGACAGGCAGAATATACATTATGAATATTGATCATGCAAACACACATTCTTCATTCAAAGATCCTGTGCGTATGTCAAATTTGTGTCAAGAAATTACTCTGCCTACTGTGCCAGTGCAACACGTTGATGATGACAAGGGAGAGATTGCTCTTTGTATTTTGTCTGCTATTAATGTTGGAACAATAAAACAATTTGAGGATCTTGAAAATTTGTGTGATCTTTCTGTTAGGGCTCTTGATCAAATCATTGATTATCAAGGTTATCCTGTAAAGGCAGCAGAAATATCAACGAAAGCAAGACGATCATTAGGCGTTGGATACATTGGCCTTGCACATTTTCTTGCAAAAAATAAAGTAAAATATTCAGACAAAGAAGCATTGCCACTTGTACATGAACTAACAGAATGCTTCCAATACTATTTGCTAAAAGCATCAATGAACCTTGCCAAGGAGCGTGGAGCATGTGATTACTTTGAAAAAACAAAATATGCTGAAGGCATATTACCAATAGACACATATAAAAAAGATGTAGATGATCTTGCAAAATTTACATATACATGTGATTGGAAATGGTTACGCAAAGAAATAAAACAACATGGACTACGACATTCAACATTATCGGCACAGATGCCATCTGAATCATCATCTGTGGTTTCAAATGCAACAAACGGCATTGAACCACCACGTGCATTACTATCAACTAAAAAATCAAAAAAAGGCCCATTAAAACAAGTTGTGCCACAGTACCAAACACTTAAAAACTATTACACTTTGCTATGGGATATGCCAAGCAATGAAGGATACATTAATATTGTGTCTGTGATGCAAAAGTTTTTTGATCAGGCAATATCTGGAAATTGGTCATACAATCCATTGCACTATGAAAACAACGAAGTACCAATGAGTATAATGATTAAAGATCTTTTGACAACATATAAATTAGGATGGAAAACATCCTATTATCAAAATACATATGACTACAAAGGAGAGGAGGAAACTGTACAACCACAAGGCATTGAAGACACAGTGCCTGAACAAGCAGAGGAATTGTCATCTGCACAGGATGAAGAATTGTGTGATGCCTGTGCAATTTAGTTGACACATTCAAAACAATACAGTATTATTAAAAAACAATGAGCAAAACAGTATTCAATAGAAACCAAGTAGACTTTACAAAACAACCAATGTTCTTTGGTGAAGACCAAAATACACAAAGATATGACCAATTTAAGTATCCTGAATTTGATAAACTTAATCAAAGAATGCTAGGATATTTTTGGAGACCAGAAGAAATATCTCTACAAAAAGATCGTGCTGATTATCAAACATTTAGACCAGAACAAAAACATATCTTTACTGCAAATTTAAAATATCAAACACTGTTAGACTCTGTTCAAGGCAGAGGCCCTTGTTTGTCTTTTTTACCTTACGTTTCAATACCTGAACTAGAAGGTTGCATTATTACTTGGGACTTTATGGAAACTATACACTCCCGTTCATACACTTATATAATGAAAAACGTTTATGCAGATCCTTCGGAAGTATTTGATACAATTTTAGATGACGAAGAGATTGTAAAACGTGCGATTTCAGTTACAGAAAACTATGATAGATTTTCAGAACTTGCTCAAGATTATTTTGTAAAAGGCAAAGGTGATTTATATGAAGTAAAGAAACAGTTATACCTAGCAATGGTTAATGTTAATATTCTTGAAGGACTAAGATTTTATGTATCCTTTGCATGTACATTTGCTTTTGGAGAACTTAAATTAATGGAAGGATCTGCAAAAATTATATCTTTTATTGCAAGAGATGAAGCCACACATTTAAATTTATCTACACAGATTATTAAAAAATGGCAAGAAGGTGATGATCCTGAAATGAAAAAAATTACAGAAGAATGCAAAGACACTGTGCGAAATATGTATAAATTATGTGTTGAAGAAGAAAAAGCATGGGCCAAACATCTAATGAAAGAAGGCACAATTATAGGACTTAATGAAAAACTGTTAGGTGACTATGTTGAATTTGTTGCCAACAAAAGAATCAAAGCAATTGGATTTGATCCTTTGTTTGACAGGCCACTCAATGCTAATCCACTTCCGTGGACACAACATTGGTTGTCTTCAGCAGGACTTCAAGTTGCTCCACAAGAAACAGAAGTAGAATCATACATCATTGGTGGAGTAAAACAGGATGTTGATAAAGATACACTTGCAGGATTTAAATTATAATGTTGATTGATCCTGGATACAAAATTAATGACATTGTTGCTATCAGAATCACTGGCGGCGATGAAGTTATAGCCAAGTTTGTTGAAGAAGACAATATTGGTATAACCGTCTCTAAGCCGTTAGCACTTACAATGACCAAGGATGGATTGGGCATGACTCAATACATTATGATGGCAGACTTTACAAAAAATTTTATTTTTAACAAGTCTACTGTGGTTACAATTGGCAAGGCGCATAAAGCGGCAACTGACAATTATATTAAAGGCACCACTGGCATCCAGCCTGCGTCTTCGATCCCCAATATACAAGGAGATTAAATGAATCTATTTTTACTGTTGCTTTTTATAGCAACTGTGTGCTTTGTGGCATACAAATCAAAAGGTGGAGATTACTTTTTGCCTAAATCCAATAACAACATGGCACTAGGACTATCCTATGGCGCTACCTTGATATCAACTTCTGCTTTAATTGGATTTGGTGGCTTTGCAGGATGGGTAGGATTTTCAATCCCTTTAACAATTATTATTCCTGAATGCTTGTTGATATTTTTAGCCACTACCTATATTGGGCCAAAGGTGTGGCGAGCCAATAAAAAAATAAAAGCAAAAACTTACATAGAAATGATAGGCAAGCATTATAAAAGTCCTATGCTGTCTAAGTTTCTTGCCTTTATTACAGTTGGACTGATGCCGTTTTATTGTGTAGCGGTGCTGGTTGGAGTTGGTAAATTTATCTCAATATTTACAGGCATCAACTTTACACTTGCAGTTATAGGATTTAGTCTTGTGGCTTTTGGCACTATTGCCTATGGCGGAATGACTTCTGTGTTGAAGAATGATATAGTGCAAGGACTTATAATGTTAGCAGGGACATTTGTTGTTTTGACCATTACATTATTAGTACACATGCAGGCTCCAGATTTTTGGAATAATCTTTCGAATGCTTGGACTGCCGTGCCAGAAGGCGACATGCTACGCAAACTTGGATTCACAGGCTTTTTAAGTTGGCCTGAGTTTTGGTCGAAAGGTTGGATGATGATAATGACACTTTTGATATTCACCATACCAGTAGGACTAATAACTTTACCACAACTACAAACAAGATGGATGATGGCCAAAAGTGATAAAAGTTTTCGAACTATTGCCAGCTGGGGAGTTGTGATTCCTGCGTTGGCTCTAACAACATTTTGTGTTGCGGCTGTAACTGCCAATTCATATACCTTTGCCACTGAAGGCAAAACTGTTATCCAAGCGGCAGGCGGTACTGCAAATATTATTCCTTATTGGATTAAAACAGGATTTCCTGGATGGGTATCAAGTGCATTGTTTTTAACTGTGTTGGCGGCGGCATTCACAACACTGAACAGTTTAATGCATTTGCTATCAACAACAATTAGTAACGATCTTATAAAAACAGACAAACCAAAATTATCTATTGCTTATGCTTCAATGGCAGCTATTGTTGTACTGGCAATACTAATGACTGTAGCATTCAACGGACAAGCGGCAATCATTGCTAGAGCAACTGCACTATATTTTGGAATAATTGGCGCCAGTATGCTTCCGTTAGTAATAGGGATGGCAAGAGGACACACAAATGGCCACAATGCGTTGTTTAGTTTTATTGGTGGCGCATCTACTAGTATAATTTGGGTGTTGTTTGTGCATTACAAAGAATCCAAACTATTCACTGGAATAACATTAGACATGGGTGTATACAATTTTGTTGAACCGATTGTTCCTGGTTTATTGGTGTCTAGTGTGTTATATATTTTGTTAACAAAGATAACAAAAAACCTGAACTAGACAAATTTTACAAAATATACTAAAATAGTATTGCTGATGTTTGATGCTGAACAGGACCTGGGTTCGAAACCCAGCGGCTCCACCAACAGTGTTCCTTACGGGGCCGAGTGGAATTGACTGGCAGAGTAGTTGGCAAATTAAACGCAGATGAAAATCTAGCACTTGCGGCCTAATTAATTAGGTCAGCGGGGAGGGCACTGCCTAGCAACAGAAGTGTGCCACTTTCATTAAATACTCATATCATGTACGAATACAAATGTAATATTGTTAAGGTCGTTGATGGCGACACTGTAGATGTTGATATTGATCTTGGATTTGGTATATGGATGAAAGATGAACGTGTGAGAATCATGGGCATCGACACTCCAGAATCAAGAACAAGAGATTTAATTGAAAAGAAATTTGGACTTGCCGCTAAGGAAAAACTTACTGAACTTCTTAAAGGTACTCCTGTTCTCAAAACACAAATCAACAAAGACGGTGAAGACATGAAAGGCAAGTTTGGAAGAATACTAGGTGATTTTATCGTAGCAGACGGTTATGGCGGATATGAAAATGGATCTTTGGTTACTGAAATAATGATAGCCGAAGGACATGCTGTACCATACACAGGCGGATCTAAAGATGAGATCGATGCCCTACATCTTAAGAATCGCGAAAAACTTGTTGAAAATGGCACTGTAACATTAGATTGACATAATCTAAAACCAATGTAAACTAATAGTATGATAAGAATACTATTAATATTTGCAGTTAGTGTAGGGGCTTGGCTGTTTTTTATGGTCCTTGCACAAGCACAAACATTTGATTATAACATTATCTCCAAAGACGAAGAATCAGAAGCATACTGTTTGGCACAAAACATTTTGTTTGAAGCATCAGTAGAACCTATGGCAGGAAAAATAGCAGTGGGACTTGTTGTATTAAACAGGATGAATGACCGTAGATATCCTTCAACCATATGCACAGTTATTAAAGAAGGCCCAATCTATGAATCTTGGAAAACAAGGAAAGACAAAACACTGGCCGATGATGAACGCATTTATTATCCTGTAAAAAATAGATGCCAGTTCAGTTGGTACTGCGATGGCAAATCAGATGATATCTATCCAACCGAAAATTGGTACAAAAGTCAAATTGTTGCACTTCAACTCTTAGATGGCAAGTACCGTGGAATGTTAGAAGGAGCGACACATTATCATGCCAATTGGGTGAATCCAAGGTGGAAGCATGATCTTACTTTTATAGGTCAAATTGGAGATCATTTATTTTATAGATGGGAAAACTAGTTTATATTATTTTGTCAATTGGTCTCATAGGCTGTTCAAATAGCACATACCATTCATTGACAGGAAACAAGGCACAATCAGATCTCATTGAAAGAACATTCCAACATGCCATGGAATACAATGCGGATGGTGTAATATCACATTGGCAAGATAAAAACACTGGCAAAAGCGGAACTGTGATGCCTAAATATGCTTCCTATAAGTATGAAGGCCCCTGCAGACACTTTGATATAACATATTACAGGGCAGATTACTCAGCACAATATCATAGTGGCATTGCCTGTAGACGTGGACAAGTTTGGCGAATCCACTAAATAAATACAACAAAGGAACACTAAGATGCCAATAGGATTTACAAATTCAGGAATAGATGCCAGATCATTAAAACACTTCAGATGCACTGTGGTTATGGGTGGATTCAATACATCCGCTGATGCACAGGGTGGTGGTGTTACACCTAATGGCAACTTTCCTACTACTGACAAATATTTTTATTCAACAAATTTAACAGGAAGCAAATCAACCACAAGAGCAACAACAGATGCCCTTGCACTAAGACGTGAAAGAGGATTAATGAGATGGGAATCTGTTGTAAGATCACTTAATGAAAAATCCAACTGTGAAATATTTGACATTGAAATTGTCGAAGCCAATGGTGATGCTCAGGCAACACAGATACAATGGACTGTGGCTTATGAAGACACTGACTCACTGTTTGACAAAGATGCAACATCATTTACTTCTATTGATGGATCTACCGTTGTTAATACCCCAGAAGAAGTTATAAAAGAACAAATTGTAAAAGGAATAAACTTCAGTGCGACATACACAGACGATTCCACATTGACTGGAAGTAACACTGAAAATAGAACACTTTTTAGACCAGCTACATCAGACGCTGTGATTTCAAGTGTAAGTGTAAGTCCTCCAGCGGATACTGAAACAATATTTGCGGCAACAACTGTTGCACAAATTACCACAACAAAACTAGTATCCGGTGAAGATTCATAATCTTTATTTTACATTATAAACATTAATAAACATTTGAGTGGCGAAGAAACAACCAAAATATATCTACACATCACCAGATGGCGGTCACACTGTGTATCAACAAGAATTTGGTAAAGATGAAAAGATTAAGATTTCTGAAGATGATTATGCTCTAAGTGTCCTAAAGGCACAAGATGAAGAACACATGTGTGGTTGGGAAGCCGTACAAATTCGGAAAAAACATCCTGCACTACAGGAAGCATGGGATCAATATAGAACAGTATGGCGCCTATGTGTAGAGAACAACGAGTAAATATTAGACTATGTTTCTAATTATTTTAGCATTAATATGTGCCTTGACCATTTCCGGAGTAGCAATCTTCTATTCTGTGATAGGACTTGGCGCCATATTCGCGGCTGCCAAAGTACCAATTTATATTATGGGAGGAGTGCTAGAAGTTGCCAAACTGGTGACTGCATCTTGGTTGTACCAAAACTGGAGTAACATTCCTTTCCTATTAAAAACTTACCTAACAACAGCAGTAGGTGTGCTTATGATTATAACTTCACTAGGAATATTTGGCTTTTTATCAAAAGCACATGTGGAACAATCAACTCCTGCGGCAGAAACTGTCGCAAAAATTGACAGGCTGGATGAACAAATCTTAAGACAAGAGAATACAATTAACAATATTTCTAGTAAAATTACAAGACTACAAGAGGGAGGAGCCACAATAAATGTTGATGATCAGATAGCAAGAGAACAAGCTATTATTGATAATGCTGACAACAAAATCAAAGGTGAAGTTGAACTTATACAACAAAAAATTACCAATACGCAAAAACAAATTGATGATATACAAATTGACGCAGACAAAAAAATAGATATACAAAGGACTGATAGCAAAGATGCTATAGGCCAATTGAGAGTAGATGCTGAAGCCATAGTACAAGGCCAACAAGAAAAACTAAACAAACTGGACAAAGCAGTCAGCGATGTTTTGAATGCAAACAAATCCTTCTTCAACGAAGAGAAAGAGGCTGCTGAACTAAAAGCATCACAAGGACCAGAACGAACTGCTATAGATAAAAAGATTACACAAACACAATCAAAATTATCTACAGAAATTGCAACAATAAACAAAGACGTAGAACAAAAAATATCAGAAATCCAAGCAGTCGCAGACAGTAAGATCAACGAATTACGCACTAAAATTGACGTCTTTAACACTGAAATAAGCGCCTTACAAGCCTCTGTTGCAGAAGAAGTGTCTCTTGCCAAGCAAAGGATTAATGAAATAAACACATCTGCCATCACAGCAGGAGAAAATGCTGAACAGCTAATTGTAACATATGAACAGAAAATCAACGATGCGTATGATATCATCGATGATCTAAATGCAGACAAGTTTATAGAAGAATCTAAAATAAGAGATCTAGAAGCAGAAGTTGGACCAATCAAATACATTGCACAGTTTTTTGATGCAGATGGCGAAGTTGATCTAGAACGTGCAGTGACATGGTTAATTATTACTATCATGTTTGTGTTTGACCCCTTGGCTGTTTTACTGTTGATTGCTGTTAACATGAGCCTTAAAGCACGATATGGTTGGTCATTTGAAGGCAATGGTGCATTGGACAAAAACAAACTAACAGACCTACAATACAAAAGACTAAACTTAACTCAGCCTGGACACATAACTAGATTAGAAACACAAGTTTACAACAAGGTGAAAGGAGTATAACATGGCCGATGACAAGCAAAAGCAAATTGATGATTTATATGCAAAGTATCAAAAGACACTTGAACTTTTAAATGATGCATTAGATCAACTTGCTGAAAAACCAAAAGAAGTTGAAGTGGAAAAAATAGTTGAAGTTGAAGCAGATATTGATCTAGCAACACCAGATGCTATCGCCGAACTTGAACAAAAGGTTGAATCAAAAATAGCTGCCAATGCAGAATCAGAAGAATAAAATTGGCATCGAAGCACTTTGGAAAAAGTACCAACACACACTTGAACTGTTGTCAGATGCATTGGAACGACTGGAGCAAAAGCCAAAAGAAATTGAAATTCCAGTCACCGAATTTGTAGAGGTTCCTAAAATTATTGAAAAAGAAAAATTAGTTGATCTCAGTCATGAACAACGTGAACAGTACGAAGAGAGAATACTAGCACTACAAAATGAGATCGATCAACTTAAAACAAAAAACATCGATTATTGGGGACGTCCTAAAAATCCATCTAAACATATACTTGACACACAAACTGCAGAATATAAAATTGAACAAAGATACTATAGACTCATGTTAGAAGTAAAAGAAGGAAAACTAGACATAAACACATTAACACATGCAGAACAAGAAGTCGTTGCCAAACTACTAAATGAATAAAATTATTTTTGTATCTCAACCTGATTTCATAGAGGGCAATACATACGCTATCAAAAACTACAACAACAAACACATAAAAGAACTTTTAACAACTTGTGATGTAACCACAGCTTTTTATTTGATAGATGAACATGTTAGTTCTGAATGGTTGAATTCTGTCACAAAACAAAGTAAAATAATATTTGATTGTTCTAAATCATCCATACAAAACATTGTGAATAATGTCAGATAAAAACAAATATCAAACCAATTGTGCTTTTTGTGGCAAAGACAAATCGGAAGTTAACAAACTTATTGCATCTGACACAACATCAATTTGCGATGAATGTGTTAAAAAGTGTGAACTTATTCTTGAAGACAACACAAAACAAAAGAATTTTGATGAATCTAAAGACATCGATCCCCGTGTAATAAAAGAGTTTTTGGACAAAAATGTAGTTGGACAAGATGAAGCAAAAATACAAATTGCAGTCAGTGTGTATCTACATTACAAAAGGATTGATAACCCAGGCATGTTGGAAAAGTCTAATGTGTGTCTTATAGGGCCAACTGGATCTGGCAAAACTCTTATAGCTAAAACTGTTGCTCAATATCTTGATGTTCCATTTTTCATAGCAGATGCTACTACACTTACAGAATCAGGATATGTAGGTGATGATGTAGAAACCGTCATTACTAGTCTTGTTGAAAACGCAGGCGGTGATGTAGAAAGAGCACAACGTGGCATTGTGTTTATTGATGAAATTGATAAGATTGCTAGAAAGTCAGAAAATGTTTCTATCACTAGAGATGTTTCTGGAGAAGGAGTGCAACAAGCACTACTTAAGGTTATCGAAGGCACCAAACTTAAAGTACAGATGAAACGTAATAGGAAGCACCCTCAGGGCGAATCAATTGAGGTTGATACTTCTAATATACTTTTTATATGTTCCGGAGCATTTGTTGGATTAAATGATATACAAAAACATGATAAAGGTATTGGTTTCATGTCCAAAAATAAAAAAAATGATAACAAAGAAATGATTACGTCTGACCATTTAATAAAATATGGACTTATTCCAGAATTCGTTGGTAGAATAGGAAACATTATCGAGTTAAAAAAACTTACAGTTGATGAACTAGTTGATATAATAGTTGTCTCCCAAATATCACCTTTTTTACAGTATCAAAACACATTTGAGACGGAAGACATCAAACTGGAAATTGATAAAAATGCATGTCGATTGGTTGCGGAAAATTGTCATGTCGCAGACATAGGAGCAAGAGGTATAAAAAATTATTTTGATCAAGCTTTAAAAGACACCATATACAACATTATCTCTTTAAAAGAAAAAGGTCTGACGTCAATTAAAATTACCAAAGACACAGTTGACAAATTTTCTCAACCAATGTATACTTTCAACGATGGATAAAAAATTTAGGCCAAAAGAATTCAACACACAACACATTGAAATTGCTGTCAAGGGCGACGTAATGAAAGCATGGCGTAAGATGAAAAAGAAACTTATGAACGCAAGAGTGCTTGAAGAAGTCAAAGAACGCAGATATTACGTAAAACCATCTGAAGTCAAAAGGGAGACTCACAAGAGACTTAAACGTCAGGCTCTTAAAAACAAAAGAAAAGAGATGGAAAATGATGGTCTTTTATAAAAATTTTACTTTATACCACTTGACATTTTAGAAATACACATTATATTATAAATATAGTTGTAGGATGCTTCGGGTCCTGCACTAAGAGTAACTTGCTTTATAAGGAGGAACATACAATGACAAGAACATCTCTATCACTTTTTAACAAACTAAGACCATACTCAATAGGCTTTGACAATGCATTTGATCAATGGGATAGATTTTTCACAGATGATTTTAATCTAACATCTGCTGTAACATCATCATTTCCAGCATATGATATCATAAAGAAAAATGATCATCAATATCAGATACAACTAGCACTAGCTGGTTTTTCCAAAGATGACATAGAAGTCGAAGTAAAAGAAAACGCACTTTCAATACGCTCTAAGGACAAAGTTGAAGAAGAAGTAGAGTCAGATGATGGAAATGTAATTCACAGGGGTATTGCAAAACGCCACTTTGACAGAACATTTACCATTGCAGACGATACTGTGGTCAAAGGCGCTGAACTAAAGGATGGTTTACTTTCTGTAGATCTAGAAAGAATCATTCCTGAAGAGAAGAAAGCCAAGTTAATTAACATCAAATAATGATAGAGGGGGTGGCAACGCCCCCTT